GTGTCAGATAATACGGAGCTATCTACTTCTGTATACGCTCTAATCTGTGTAACTAGTTCTGAATAACTTACTGTCATGATATACTCACTGTTACTGCACCAACATACGATGCAAAGATTGTAGGTTTTCTGTCAACAGGATTCATTGATCCTGTATTTTCTGTAAAGCCTTTACCACCAAGAAACACTGTCATTGGTTCGTTTCTTTTTGGTCTAGCATCATCTAATGATTGTGCATCACTTGCATGTCTTTGTCTTTCAAGCTGTGGGTGTTTTGCTTCAAACTCAGATTTATGAACTAAAGAGCCATTCCATTCTTTAATCATTTCTCTATATGGAAACGCCATACCACTTCTATCAGATATTGCTTGTGCGTATTTACCAGAAGCTTTAGCCATTAAATATAACCTCTCTCTGGTGTAATAAAGAAACTAGAACGTGGTCTATCTTCTTCAGATGCACGTTTCCATTCTTCTTCATATAACTGTTTTAGTAATGCAGTTCTCTCTGGTGCTTTTTTAATTGACACATAGTATGCTAAACCAGAAGTTAAGCATGGTATAAATCTAGTTGGCACTTCTAATTGATCATTGTAATCACCAGCATCCTGTATCTTCGTTAGACCATAATACTTAAATGTATCTGCCGCATCTGGTGTAGGATATAAAAACAATGTAGGAGCAGAAGTATCTCTTTGCAAAAAGTATTGCACAGGTGTTCCTGTTTGAGACTTCTGTGATATGTTTAAATATTCCGCTCTGCTAATTCTATCTATTTCAATATCTGTATTAGCATCAGACGCTTCTGTAATTACAGCCTCTAGCACATCAACTAAATCTGTATCTAATGTATAACTTGTTGTACTAGCTGTTAGTGTTTGTGTTCTAAGTTCAACCGTCCACAGATTAATACCTCTGTTAGCCCATTCAGCCAACATAATATTAAGTGAACGTCTGGCACTTTTTATGTCGTAACCAGACCTAGAATATAAACCACATCTTTCAAACGCCTCTTCAATTACTTGATCGACGTCTAAATTAAAGCTATTTGTACCTGACGTTGCCATTTTTCACCCTTTTCTTTTTCTTCTTTTTCTTCGAAGAACGTTTAACTTTAAATCCAGCCTTCGATATTTGTTGAGGGATGGATGATCTAGATATCATTAATAGTTTTTGAGAAACTCTGCAATACAAGTAAATGTGTTGCCAGAGTCAGCCGCCGCCGCTACTACAAAGTTCACATCATTTTGATTTGAGTTAGAACTAGTATTAGCTGGTATGCCACCAAATTCTCTAAAATCCCAATATCCAGAATCAATTAAAGTTATGATAGGGATGTCGCCGTCAGAGTCTTCGTAGTCTAATCTTGCGAATGCATCTCCTCCATCACCGTTAGCGCATGTCCACCATACTCTTTGTAATGATAAAGTTGATACTGCGGTGCCTTGGTTGTTTGCATCTAATGCTGAAACATCACCAAAAACTGTTGTGCCGCCTGTTCCGTCTGACTCAACTACTATTTTTATAGTAACTCTTTTTTCGTTTTGTTGTAGGATTGTAGGTCCTGTAACTGTATCTGCCATTTGTTTCCCTCCTTAATCAAGAAACTGTGGGGCCGTAGCCCCACTAATTATTAAAATACTGAGTATTCTAACTCCACTGTAAATCTTCCAGCAGTTATATCAGCATTTACCGCAGTTGTAGAAAAAGCATATAAGTTTTTACTAGCAATCGCCGCTGTAACGTTTGGAACGAATATGTGGTAGTTACCAGCAGTATCGTTAAAGTTCACGTCAATTTCTGTGATTGATTGTGTAGCACTTAACTGTTCGTTAAAAGATGTTACACCAGCACCAACGATTTCAGTTCCAGAAGAAACTGCTGAGTTAGTAGCTGTACCAGAAGTTGCACTTAATGATAAACCACCAACAAGAGTTTGTCCTGCCGCAGTTGTAATACCAATTAATGCTCTGTGAATAAAAAATTTAGTAGGTGTTACTAGTCCGTCTGGTGCGTCTGTGTTTAATGCACCAAGCTCTACAAGTACGTCACCGTCTCCATATGCAGTTGATGCCGCGTTTGTGCTTGCTAATGTACCTGCAAATGATTGTATTTTTCTAGTTCCCATAGAAACTAGTTGGCCAGTAGAGTTTACAGAAAAACCTGTTTCTGTAACAACACCAGTTGCCGCGGCTTTATTAATTACGTTAAAGCCACCTTCTGATCTTACCGGACCACTAAAAGTTGAATTAGCCATTCTTACCTCGTAGTTTTCATCATACCGTCTCTACGAGCGTCTGCTAGGGCAGTCGGCATGATAAGTTTATCCTAGTTGTTGTGGGGGGCATGCCCCCCACGTTAATTAGTTTTATGCTCCCGGAGATCCGAAAATACCTCTGAAGTCAGAGAAACCAAAAGAGTATCTCTCTCTTGCTTTGTATTTTACGTTTCCAGTTTCAAAGTCACCTTCCATTTTAGTAGTGATAGGTGATCTTTGGAACATCTTCATGCCGTTTGGCGCATCAGTTTTAATGAAGAATGCATCAGTATCAGTTAAGTAGTTATTCACTACATAACCTTCTGGTAGCATACCCATGCTTGCCACAGCATTAATGTCGTTGTCAGCAGTTGCTGTTCTTAGATTTGATTTCATCAATCTTTCAGCTACGAACTGTAGTTGTACCGGTATAATTAGTTTTCTTCCGTTAAGAGCGATTTTTAATCCTCTATCGTCAGTTAACAATGAAATATCGATCAACGCTTGTTCTAGTGAAGTTTCATTCAAATCAGAAGCAGTTGACAACTCATTTCTAATGTTCCCACCAGTTGACGGGTGAGCATCAGAACATAGTTCTACTCCATCACCGCCTGTAAAAGATGAATCAAACGCATTGTTTAATACGTTAGCCGCTTTTACTTGTTTGGTGTTACTCATTGAACGAGCAAGTGCTTTTGTGTAACGAGAGCTGATTCTGTCGTAAAGGTTATCCTCTACAGCTTCTTCAGTAATCGCGAAAGCAAGTGCTATAGTTTCGTGTGTGTAACGAGCAGTGAAAGACTCAGTAGCATCGTCAAAGTTAACTGACGTACCTTCTGGCTTTACCTGCGCAGAACCGAAACCGGATAACATTACTTCTTCTTCAAAAGCTCTGTCCGAAGTTTCTATATCATAGATAGCTTCGTGTTGATTTTCGTATCTGGCATATTCCAAACCGAACAAGGCGTTAAGGCCGGGTTCTAGTTCCTTTACCAGTTGATTTCTTGATATTGGCATATTAGACTCCTATTAGCTTAACGCTGTTGTTAGTAAGTAAGAATGCTCGCCAGTGTTCGGAATTACGTAAACGTTAACGTTTGCTGAACTCGTATCACTGTTGTCGGGATCCTTGGAAATACCTATTTGTTTAAATTGTCCAGATGTACCTGCTGTAGAAGTATCTAACTCTTGAGTTGATCTACCTGTAGCAGAACTTCCTGCTTGACCTACAAAATCAAAAGCCGCAAAATTCATTGCCGCTGTGCCTGTACCATCATGCTGGACTTCGAAGACGATTCTTGGATCGTCGTAAACAAGAGCAACAATATCAGAAGCGTTTGTGCTCGCTGGATATTTGTTACTAAATGTTGGTTTACTAGTAGTTGGATCTGTGAAAAAACAGCCACCAAAAACACCGAGAATTACGTCACCTGCATCTGCTCGTTCAATACCACCAGCAGTTACAGCTTTGACACATTGACCATGAAATATATCATGACCTAGATTCGCGGCAATGGTGTATTCATTTGCTTGAATATCGCCACCAGTCAAATGTCTTACGGGTCTAAACCCGAAAGCTCCATCTTTATTTGCCATCGTTAGTCCTTTTGTTAAAAGGTTGTTAAAATTTAATTCGATGGGAAGAAAGCTAAAAAATTAGTCTTTCCGGTTACCACCGAAGGTTACACGACTTTGCCTATCTGGTTTAGAGATTGGCATGCTGGGATGTTCTTCCTTTAGCAAATCATTGTTGATCGCAGTTTCTTTATCTTGCGTCTGTTGTGCAAAATAGTCCATACGTTCTTCAACGATTTCTACCGGTATTCTTGCCAGCAACAATCCCCCCACTCCTATAACACCTTTGTATTTTCCTTCCTGTATAGTTGGATATTGAGTTCCGCTATCGGCTCTAACAAGTTCAAATCCTTCTCTAAGTCTAGAGGAAAGATTCTTGTTGTCATCTATGCCCATAACTTCAGCCCTTATCCATCGATGTTTAAACCCATCGGGTGCAGGCGGTGCATCTAGGGATGACGGTGGTGCCCATGGTTTCCTACGAGTCGTCTTCTCGCGGGTTTGGACAGCGCGTGGAGTCTTTTTATCTTCAATTTTATTCATATGCCTACTCCTTCACGTATTTCGCATATTCTTCAAGTGGCACACCTAATTTTTTAGCAATCGCTACTTGTGATGGTGTGAGCCTCACTGTTTTGCGCCCAGCATTTGTGGTCCTATTTGCGGAAGCAACGGTCTGAGCGGGTTGTTTGCTTTCGCGGACTTCTCCCCCATCGTTAAACTTCTGGGGAAACTCTTCACGAAGCCTTTTGTCAATCTCTTCGTAGTATTCATCAGAAGATGGATTAAACCCTTCTTCCTCCACAAGTTTCTTGTGAATACCAAACGAAGCGTATGTCATAGCTTCATCTTTACCAAACCATTCATTCCTTTCAGCCCATGCTTCGGCTTTAGGATCCGGTTTGGGTGGTTGAACATTATTTTGTACAGGTTGATCACCTATTTGTCCAGTATTTTTTAATGTTTCTTCGTATTGTTTTCTTTGCTGTTCTGTAGCTTTGATACGTTCTTCCTCAATAGCTAGTCTAGCCAAGTTTTGATTAGCCTCTACTTGAGCGTCTACATCACCTTTTGCCATAGCTTGTTTTAGTTGAACTTTAGCCGCTTCTAGCTCAGATTTTACTCTTGTAGAAAACTCATTAACATAACCGTCATCTAGTTTGTCAAACTTGCCTTGTAGCTCGTCCTTCTCTTGTTTTACTTTTTTAGCAAATTCAAGAGCTTCTTTTTCTCTTCTCTCTGCCTCACGTATTTTGTACGTCATTCGATCGATACGCTTTTGTACATCTTTGCTGTACTCTTCACGCTCGTCTTTTTTGTCTTCTTTTTTAGTCTCCTTGGACTCTACTTTTTCATCTTTCTGCTCTTCTACCTGTATTTCTTTCTCTTCTTTAAGCTCAATGTCAACGGCGTTTCCACCAGTATCTAATTCAACCATTGGCTCTTTAGTCATTTCTTGTGGTTGCATGGTAGTCTCCATGTTAATGTGTTACAGGCGATAAGATGCTTTCTGGATCTTCTACGACACCCAGAACCTCATCATCGTTTAATATGCGCAGTTCTCCGCCTTCAATATTAAGACGCGAACCGGCGTAGCGGGCAAATATTACCCAATCTTTTTCTTTGCACCAAGGACCGTTAGGATATCTATCTGCATCGTTGTACGCATCTGGTCCAACTTTTAGAACTAATCCTACGTTTGTTGCAATCTGTGTTTCTTCCACAGTTTTGTCCGACAGTATGACACCACCTTTAGTTTTACCTTTACCTTTGTGTGGTAACACTAAAAGTCGCCAACCTGTTGGCTCTGGTAGTTTTGATGATTCTAATTCCTTTTCTTCTTTTTCTTTTTCTTTTTTCTTTTTTTGCACGGCTTTCGCTACGTGTACGGGTAAAATTAAATTACTCATTTTGCTCCTGTTTCTTTAGCAGGTCCGAGAGTTCCTGTTCAATATAGTTTAATGTATCTAGTTGACCTAAATGATTTTGGTAATCATTCCAGTCTTTTACTTGATTACTTGTGATTATCTCAACAATTTGGGTTTGTCTAGTCCTAATTATTTTATATAGCCTATCGGCTAAATAGATTGAATCCATAAATTATTTCTTTTTAAACATGTTTAATGCGGCAGGGCCCGCACGTACGCCCAGTGAAACTGAGCACGCCAAATACAAAAGGTGGCGGTAATATTCCGGAAGCCCACTCAAAATTTCAAAGCCACGTTCTATATGTGGTTGCATAAAAGGCAGGAATGCACAAATTGCTGGAATCATTAGCGCAAGTAAAACGAACTCATCTTTCCAGCTTCCTTTCATTTGCTCTACAGCAGTTTGCTCCCACTTAACCTTACCGGCAATTTGATCTTCTTTAAGTTTAGTAGCCGCTTTTACTTCTGTAAGTTTTAATTCTTGTTTTGCTTTTTTTGTTTCGACGAAACCTTTCACGGCGTCTGTAGCGACGCCGAGAAGTGGTTTAGCTAAGAGTTGCCAAACCATAAATTAGATTGCTCCAATTATTACGATTACGATTATTGCGACGATAGCCGCTTTAATCCAATCTTTCATTTTCCAATCAGACCATTCTTTCAAATGTGCCCATAAGTCTTTTACTAAGTTCATGTTTCCTCCTAGTGTTCCGTCAAGTCAAAATCTGGTTCAAACTCGAC